GACCGAATATAACTTAAATATAGCTTCAGCTTCTTATATGACTGAAGCTGGTATTCTACAAATTGTAGGTTCGTTCAGTTTCTCTAATCCTCAGCCTACTCCTAATGCTTTCACGGCTTCGGAGAGTTCTACTATAAAAGTATTTACTGAACTATAAAATATATAAAACAATATGGAAGAAAATAAAAAAAATATTCAATTAGGTTTTCATAACTTTAGCGTAGGAGAAGCATTTCCTATTTACTCCGAAAGAATAACGAGAGCTGGATATGTAAGTTATGGAGAAGATAATCTTTATCCTGACTATTTAGTTTCTTTAATGAATAGAAGTGCTAAACATAACGCTATTCTTAAAAGAAAAGCTATGATGATAGCCGGTAATGGATTTGTTAAAGATGGTATAGATGGTATAGCCGCTTCATTTTTAGCTAATCCGTATAATGAAATGACTATTGATGAAATAGCTTTTAGAGTAGCTTACGATTTAGAACTATTCGGAGCTTTCGCCCTTGAGGTTATATACTCAAAAGATAAATCTAAAATAGCCGAGGTCAATTATCTACCTGTAAATAAGATTAGATTAGCTGAAGATCATAAAAATGTATTCTTCTCTAACGACTGGTGTAATTTAAGAAAGTTCGGGCCTGAAAAATACCCTACATATAATCCTAAAAATCCTACATCTACTCAAATACTTTATGCTAAAGAGTACCGACCTGGTACAGAGTATTATGGTATTCCTGAATATATATCCTGCGTTAATTGGATTGAGTTAGAATATGAAATTAGTTCTTTCCACTTAAACCAGGTTAAAAATGGTTTTATGCCGAGTATGGTAATTTCCTTCAATAACGGAGTTCCAAGCGACGACGAATTAAAGGATGTAGTTCGTCAATTAAAAGCTGACTTTACAGGAGCTAAAGGAGAAACGGTTATGTTTCTATTCGCCGATGGTAAAGATCGTGCTCCAGAGATTACTCCAGTAGCCTTAAACGACAGCGACGAGAGATTTATACAATTGAATAAAGAGATTACTGAAGGTATTCTAACAGGTCATAGTATAACTAATCCTGGTTTATTCGGAGTTTCAACTCCAGGCGAGTTAGGTCAAAAAAGCGTTATATTAGAAAGTTTAGAGATATTCCAAAGCATGTATATCGCTCCTAAACAGGATATAGTAGCTAATATATTTAACCAATTATTAAAGTTCAACGGTTCAACAACAAAGTTAATCTTAAATAAGTATGAGTTAGATATACAAAAAATAACAGAAGGCGAATAATGAAAGCTATATTCCTAACCTCCGACTATATCTACAAATATACGGTAATAGATCAAAATGTAGATGCTGACTTAATCTTAAAGTTTATCATTAAGGCTCAGGATCTAAATATACAAAGTACCGTAGGTTCTCATTTATATAATAAGTTATTGACTGATTGCCCTAACTTTGTAGGTCAATACAGAACTTTAGTTAAAGATTATATTCAACCGGCTCAAGCCGAGTGGGTCGTATATCACGCCTTACCCTTTATCAATTTTAGATTAACTAATAAATCTGTTTCATTAAAAAGCTCGGATTCATCAGCACCTTCTACGGTAGATGACTTAAGATGGTTAATGGATCAGTGTAGAAACAACGCCGAGTTCTATTCGGAAAGAACAAAAGATTATATCAAGAATAATCCAGCTTTATTTCCAGAGTTTTATACTACTGAACCAGGTAGCCCTTTTGATGTTAAACCTAATAAATCTAACTATAAGTCAGGTATATATACATCAGGTATAGGCTTTAGAGGACCTATTCCTCCATTAAATAATATTGACCCTAATGATTTCTGTTGTTAAAAAGAAAAAGAAAAAGGTATATCTTACCGCTAATAAAAAAATCCTTTTAGAGATTATTAAAGAGGAAGAAAAAAAGGATAAAGAAAAAGATGGAAACAATTGATATACTAACCGCTATAGGTGGAGTTATGTTAGCTATAATAGGATATTTCTTAAAGGCTACCATGGCTGAACTAAAAGAGGTTAAAGAACTTTCTTATAGAACAAAGAACCAATTAGACATCCTAAAGAACGATCATAACAATAAGTATGATAACATGACTGAAAAGTTTGATGAGCTTAAGGCGGCTGTTATAGAACTAACTAAAGAGATTAAAGAGCTTAATAAGAGAGCTAAATAACCATTATCACTACGAAAACTTAAAAAACCCTACCTAAAAATGAAAAAAGGTAGGGTTTTTTTGTTAGAAATCTATACCGAGAGGATCGTTTTTCTCATTTATTATCTCTTGAGCGAGGTTTCTTAAACCTTTAGCCGCGGCTCTAATTGAGTTAGCTCTACTTTCCATAGAAATAGCTATTAGTATAATAGCTGACGGGTTAGCATCATACCAATAACCATTACTATTAGCTAAAATAGGAGCTAAACCATTATCTCTAATGTAATTTGTTATTTTTCTTAATCTACTTTCGCTAAAGGTACAGGTAAATCCTATTTTTTCTTTGTAATAATTTATTGAATCTACTATTTTAGGTGCTAAATAAGGATTATCTTTATCAGTTTTAGTTCGTAAAAGTAAGATTAATTTAGGTAAGATTAAATCTCTTTCTTCCGGGGTAAGTTCTTTTAGTTGTGCCATGTTCTATTCTATTATTTTTTGTATTTTTATATCTCTTATCAAATATTTAATAAAAGATATACCTTCTTCTTCTTTCATTCCTTTAAGCTGATGTAGTTCATTATCAATTACAAATATAATTGTAGTATTGTTCCACTCGTCAGCATGTTCTCTCATAAAATCTATAATCCACTCGCAGTATAAATCTTCCATTTTTATTAAAATACTAACTAATAACTCTTCGGTTATATCATATTTTCTTTTACCTATGTTATCAAAAATCCATAGTTCTTTTTTAGAAATCATATCCATTACCATCTATGTTATCAATAGCGATAAGTATATCTTTTACAAATTGTATATCTTTTTCAGTCATATCATCTATACCGAAGTTTTTAAGAGCTTCATTAGGTATAATTTTGTATATCATAGGGTCGTGAAATATAGCCGGTTTAAATATACTGAATATAAATATAGCGAGATCCTTATGAGTAAATTGTTTATCTTTCATTTTATTATTTTATTTTTTATTCTTTAATATCAACGCCGAACTTTTCTTTCCAGGTTATTCTAAAGTCGTCAGTAATCTCATTACTAACCTTTTTTGTATTATTACTCGGGTTAGTATAGGTACTTGTCTGTATGAAACTAACTACAGCCTGTATTTCATTTAAGTATTCTCCTTTATTGAACCATAAATTAAACCACGCTAATATAGTCATAAGGTCATTATCAGGATGTATATCATTACCAGATAAGTATTGTAATAATTTAGTTTCTGTTTCTTTATATCCTATTCTGGTAATAGCATCAAAGAGTTCTTGTTTTTGTTTCTTATTCATATATGTTATATATTAAAAACGAGATATTGTTTTTCCTCATTTTATATTTATTATAGTAATTTTCTATACATTTATTATGCTACATGTTTTTAAGTAATTGTTTTAACTTTACATCACGATCGTAAGCGACTTTATCAAAATGAAAGTGATCCCATAATGTATATGAACCGAGTTCTCTCATTATGTATTCAGCTTTTACAGCCCATACCGGTTCCATACCATCATTACTTACTCTTCCTACATCAAGTATTCTTACTATTTCCATTTCATGAGGAGAACATCCATCCATAGGTTCTCCTATGTATGGTAGTAATCTCTTAAAGTTCTTTGTAGGTAGTTTCATATAATATTATTAGTAATTTTTTATACATTTATTATCTTACATGTTTTTAGATGCCTAAATCTTTTAATTTGTTATCTCGTTCCATAACCTTTCTTTCTATAACCTTTAGCTTTAACCACTCATAAAAGGATATACCATTTACCTCTTCTAAAAATCTCATATAAAAGAACTCTTTCTTTTTATCTATATTGATAATAATACCGGTTAGCTCGTCAATAGAATACTCATCTAATATAAATGTAAGCGATATGTTATTCTTATCATTATATCGCTTCCACTCTTTCCATATTTTTAATCCTAACTTATTCATATACCTAAATCTTTTAATTTGTTATCTCTCTTTTCCTGGTTAAATAAATCTATTACCTTTATCCAATTACCATTAATAGAAATCTTTTTATCCTCCATATCTGGTATAGGTAGGTTAGATTCTAAATACATATTAATAAAATCTAATATATCTTTCTCTACCTCAAAGCAATTACGAATAGAGGTATTAATAAAGTTTTGTAAAGTAATTTTTTTGTGTTCGTCAAAGTATTTCTTATCCATATTTTTTATTTTTATTATACAAATATAAGTAGATTCTAACTATTAACCTAATAAATCTTTAAGTTTTTTATCACGGATATCACGAACCATATTAGAGGCTACAATACTTTCTCTTTCAGGGTCAGTATGATAACCTTTAACCTCTTTAATTGATAAAACGAACTCGCTCATAAAAACTTTAAGCTGTTTATCACTATACTTTTCTACAGGAAATCCTGCTTCTTTCATTTTTTTCTTATAGAAGATGAATGCGTGTTTATTAAATGTTATCATAGAACAAATATACATATATTTTTTATATTATACAACTTTGGTAGCATAAAAAATATAAAAAATATGATAAAGATTTACAAATTAATCTACAAAGATGAGGTAATCTATGTAGGTAGAACAAAGCTAACATTAAATAGAAGAAAAAACTCTTCCAACTATTCTATACCTAAAGAGATATATAAATCTTCTACAATAGAACTAATAGAAGAAACAGATGATATATCAAGAGAGAGGTATTGGATAAATTATTACTTAAGTATAGGAGCTAAACTAATGAATAAAAGAGGAGGCGATCATAATGAGGAAACCTTAAAAGAATATAGAGAAAAACTATTAGAGAAAGCTAAAATAAAAAAAGGATTTGTTAAAAAAACTCCAGAGGAACATAAAGAGGTTAGAAAGATGTACCTAATTAATAATAGAGATATTCTAAACGAAAAAAGAAGAGAAAGATATAAAAATGGAAATAGTTGGTACCATAAAAACAAAGTATAAAACTTTTTTAATTTATTTAATATAAAAAGTAGATAATAAGTTTTTGTGAAATATTGTTATTATCTGTCTATTCTATATAAAAATAAAAAGGTAATCTCTATTAGATCGCCGTTTAATTAAAAACCTTTTTGACCCGTTATTAACTAACGGGTTTTTTTATGCGATAAGCACGACTAACTTAATATATACCTAAAAGAGTATGAAACTATTATGGATGTAAAGAAAGCCGATATTATTGAGGAGATTATCAATATAAATTATTATTTAGTAGATGCCGTTAGAAAAGATAATACTGACGAGGTACTAAAAAACAAAATACTATTAGATAACCTAATAAAATTATATCTTAAAGATGAAAAGATCTCGGATTAAAGAGAAAAGCCCTTTCTGTATTGACTGCGAATATGTATTTGATATACATAAACCTTATCACGCACGAGAGCGTTGTAATCCATGTTATCAAAAAATATACTTAAAAGGTAAGATGACTTTTCTTTATAAAGATAAAGAGGTAGAAACTAATTGTTCTTTATGTAATGCTGAATATGGTACCATAAACAATAAAGGTAGAGCTATATCAAAAGGTTCTCACGGATTATGTAAGCCTTGTTATGGTAGGAGTAGAAAAGTAAAGAGCGAATGTACCGAGTGCGGTAATCAAATGTTAGTCGGTTCTACTACCGGATTATGTTCTGTATGTAGAGAAAGAAAAAGATTAGCTACTAACAGAAGAGGTTATGTTAAGAAACTTAAACCACTACCTCATTTAGATCCTGAAACATATGAAGCGGTTAGAAGATTATTAGTTAGATTCAAGTTCGGTCATAATAGTTTAGTAGATAATTTTAGAGTAGCCGATATCTATATGGATATAAATGACGATCCTGTTTTATTAGATACTCTTAATGAAGAAACTCAAGTAGTAGAAATGCTTAAGAACCTAAAAAAGGTATATGACTTTAACAAATTAAATCGTGAAAGTAAATTATCCGAGTTAGAAAAGAAAGCCGAAATAAAGAAAAGATATTACAAATATCAAAAAAAGGCTGAAAGAACTAAAAATTAATATATAGTATATGGAAACTGGAAAATCCGTTGAAGAAATCCGTAAAGAGTATTACGATATGACCTCTAAATTACCAGAGTGGATTATAGGTAGATATGAATTACATCATCAGGTATGGAACCTAATAGATGAAGCGAATACTATTATCTCTATTTTACTTACCGACAGAGTATTAAGAGATAAATCTATTATTAGAATAATTGAAAGATTTGATGCTACTATTGACCTGATATCCAGAACTGGTATATCTAATCAAATACAAATTAAGATGGCTATTTACTGGTTAGATTTAGTAAATAATATGAGAACGAGATGTTTAGAAGAACAACAATACGAGTGCTGTTCTAATCTCAAAAAGTTTAGCGACTTATATCTTATACCACTACCCGAAAACGATAATGAATAAAGATGAAATTATAGTGATGGTTTATACTAATGATGCCGTAATTAGATATTGTAGAGCTATTCATCCTGAATATGAAGAGTTAAAATCTCAATTAATTATTCAGTTAATTAATATGAAAGAGATAAAACTATTAAACGCTGTTAATAATAACTATTTAGAATACTTATGTTTTGTTATATGTAAAAGAATAGTAGCTGGTAGAGTTAAGGATTCTGGTATGTTCTACTTAAATAAGAACCACTTAAGTATTCAAGAAGGTTATGGAGTAGATGTTTCAATAGAAGAAGAGAAAAACGATTACATAGATGAAATAGAGGCTATAGTTAATAACCAGCACTGGTACGATAAAACTTTATTTAACTACCACTATAAACAAGGATATAAATTGAGAGAGATATCCGAAATGACTGGTATAAATCTTAAAAGTATAGCTTATACTATTAAGAAAACCAGAGATAAAATTAAAAAAGAACTAAATGATAATAGAAACCTTAATTAGTATATGGTTATTAAGCTGGTTCATAACTCGTTTTGAGCCTCTACAGATGACTTTAGAGCTACTACCTAACAAGTTGTTATGGAACTTAATAAAGCTTCTTACATCGTGCTTAAAATGTGTTTCCTTTTGGATTACATTAGCTTATACTCAAAATATAATATTAGCTTCAGGTATAGCTTTCATCTCATTTTGGTATGATAAGTTTATCGGGCCTATAGAAAGAAAAGTTAGATTATGAGAAAGATAACCGATATGTTAATAGATGAGAAAGATCCGACTAATGAATACGGAGCTCAATTAGTAGAACTGCTTCACGAGGTAAAGATTAAGTTAATTAAGTATGAAGATAATGAAGATATATCCGAGAACTTATTCAATATGTTAAAGATATTTTTCAACGATGTTATCATCAAAGATTTAATTGAATCAATTTATCCAGAACAAAAAGTAAAACAATTAATGCGTCAGCATGTAATAGATGAAATACTAAAGAAAAAGTAGAACTTTATATTAAAATAAGAATAAAACATATATGTATTCAGTAGAAGATCAACAAGAGATATTAAGATTATTTAAGGTAGGTAATGCTACTCAAAAAGATATGGAAAGTATTTACCACTTATTAAGAAAATATGTTAGACCTAATGCGGCTCCGTATATTCTTAATTGTAATTGTAGTCAGTCAATATCGGCTTACTACCACGAACTACTAAATTGGTATTCATCTAATACTGAACTATTCAATAAAAAAATAACCGATTAACATGAACAACGGAGCTCATCCACCAATTAATAAACCAACAATTAAAAGTAAAAAAGTATTCTGTTATAGAAACAACGAACTAATAGCTACCTATGACGGCGTAATGATAGCCTCAAGAGCTACAGGAGTTAAGTTCCAGAATATACATAAAACCTGTAATGGATATAAAACTACGCTAAACGGATTAGTATTTAGCTATACTG